CCGTTACGGGTGAGCGTCGGAAAATGACGGGCCATTAGACTCCCTTGCCTCCGTGGTACAACCGAACCACGCGAGAGCGCGGCCCGGCAGCGCTGATCAGCGAGGTGCGGATTTCTTCGCGAGCCTTGAGCAACTCGTCGACGGTGCGGTACTCCACGGTGCGGTCGTTGTAGCGCACGGTTTTCTCACCGCGAGCAATGGCCGCCTCAACCGCGTCGAGGTGCTTCTGAGTAAATGACATATCAGCGTCTCTTCAGGTAACCGCTGGCGGAGCTGCGGCGTGGAGGTGGTGTTGCTGCGGGTCGCGATTGCGCGACGGGAGCAGCAGGTTGCGGATCTGGTTGCGGTGCAGCAGGTGTTGCCTGACTGGTATTGCTGACACGCTCGCCTTGAACAGGCTTGATGCCCAGCGCTTCGTCAAACAAACCAGACTGCGCCAAGGACTGACGCACGCGCTCCCAGTCGTGTTCCTGGTAGCGGTTGATACCCAGGTAATGCGCCATCGCCAGGCAGTACACCATCAGGTCGAGCGCTTCGTTGCGCTCGGCCTTGCCCTTGACCCACTCAATACGTTTATGACCCCGGATGTAGCGGGCGACCTTGCGTTCGGCCACGCACTGGGCGAAGAGCTCGTCCGGCAGGTCGTTGGCAAAGTGCAGCGACCCCGGCCCATCCGGGAACGGGTAGCGGTTATAGATCCAGTCTTTAGCGGTGTCGGTACCGACGAACCACAGCTCCGCGCCGTTGCGTTCGGTCTGGCCTTTCCACGTTACGTCGACCATGGACGGGCGCTGAGCGATCACCGGTCTACCCGGCTTGCTCGCCCCCTTGATGGCGAAGACGTTGCGCCAGCGACGGACGCGACAGAACTGATAAACCTCGTCGGTGTGGTGACCGCCGGAGTCGACGCCGGTGGCGAGAATCGCCAAGCCGACACCGCAGGGATGCCGATATCGCGCCTTGAGTTTCTCGTCCAACACGGCCCAGGTGCGCTCGTCGGCCGGGTCGCCCCAGATGATCTGGTGATCCACAACCCAGCGTTCCATGCCGACGCCGAAGCCCATCACCATCAGCTCCAGACGGTTGGCCTGGACGTCGACAGCGCCGGTCAGCATCAACGCGCCGGCTGGCATCGTGCCGAGAGTGTAGGTTTCGAGGCGCGCCCGAGCGATCAGCACTTCGACCTTGGTTTGCTCTTGAGCGCTGTCCCAGACCTTGGCCAGACGGGTGTTGTAAAACACCTGCATCAGGCCCATGTCGCCCTTGGACTGTGCCTTTTTCGCTTCCTCAAATTCCTCAGCGAGCGTGCCCCAAGTCATCCAACCGGTTGGTGAATACAAGGCATTGAGATGAAAGCCGACCGTCTTGCCATCGCCTTTTCCGTGGGCACGCCACTCACCCCGCGCGAGCATATAGCCCTTGTGGTGTTCCTCTATCAGCACGTCGCATTCAGGCGCAGTACACTCGTAATGCACGGTGCTGAAGTCTTTGCTGTAGTGCAGCCGCTCCCATTCCAGCACCTGCATATGACCGCAGGTGGGGCATGGCACGTAGTAGTGTCGCTGATCGCTGGACTCAAACAGATCGGCGATCCGCGACGCGCCCTTGATCGTCGGCGAACTGGAGAAATAGATCTTGGCGTTGCGGCCGAAGTTGGTTGCTCGCGTTTCCGCCAAGGCGATGGGGTCACCTTCCTGGCCCACGTCATTTTCCCAACGATCAACCTCATCGCCGTAGATGTAGCGCGCCGACAGCTCCGACAGGTTGGCTGCGGAGCCGGCGGTAGTGACGTACAACGAACCGCCTTCGAACTCCTTGGTGTCCATGGTATTGCGCGCATCTCGCGAGCGGGTCGCCGCGACACGCTCACGCAAAACGGGCGTGGCCTTGATGGTCTTGCTGATCCGACCGGAGACCCGCTTGGACAATCCGAGGCTCGGCAACAGCGCCAGAATGTTCGACGGCGCCATGTGGATGAGGCCGCCCATCCAGTTCAGGGCGATCTGGGTTTTCATCAACTGCGAGGCCACCATCGTGACCACGCGTCTGCAAGGGTGAGCCGGCGACAGGCAGCGCATCGGCTCGCGGGCATAAGGTGTACGTGAGGTGCGGTACTGGCCTGGCTCAGGGGCGCCGGTGTCTCGCGGGATGCGCATGTACTCATCGGCCCACTCATCAATCCACAGGTCTGGATCCGGGCGCAGTCCACGGAAATAGTTCTCACGGTACACCTTTGCACCGTCAGAAAATTCCGTGTGCATGGGTTCAATCCGGTGTCAGGGCATGTTCAAGGTCTGCTGAAGAGAGGCGCTCGGCCTCTTCCAGCGTTTTACGAAACGTGGCCGCTAGATGTTTTTCGATCAGCCAAGGATCGGTCATGGTGGCAAGGTCGTGGGACAGCTGAGGCAGCGGGCCGAACAACTGATCGCGCAGCAGTCGGCCGGCGTCGTAAGCGCCAGTCTCGACCGCCTTCTTGGAGACCAGCGCCCCCTGAGCCTTCAGCCGCTCGATCTCGGCAAGCATGGCCATGTTGTGCTCGCGCAGGGCGCGGGATTTTTGGAAGTCCGGCTGCTGGCCATCGCCGGTAATGAGTTGCTGCGGCGCAGCCGTGGGAGTCGGTGCTACCGAGGTAGACAGTTGGCTGTAAACGTCGCGCTGAATCCGGTCCTGTTGGTGGCGGTCGGCAACGGCGGCCTTGCTAGGGTCAGCGGTGTCGCGAATCAGCGCTTCGGTGGCATGCACATCAACCTGCTTGCCGTTGGATGAAAGCACGAGCCGGTTGTTGTCTTTCAGCCAGGTGATGTAACTCGGCGACCTGCCGAGCCGGGCCGCGAAGGCGCTCTTCGACAGGTAGGTTGGTTCTGTCATGAGCGCTCCTTTTTCAACGTATTTCAATGAATCCTTTCAAGATTTCAAGATTTCAATGATTGAAATTTCAGTAAGCTGGGAGGCTTCCCGCTAACACTTTCCCGCGGGTTTCCGACCCCGTACCACCCGAATAACCCCAGGGTCCCCGGCAGTTTTCGGCAGCCCGCCGCGGTTCCTCACCCCTGTTCGCCACCGGCAGGTGGCACTTCGCAGACGCCCAGTCGCTTGGCGGCCCAGCGTTCGTAAAGGCCGATGGCTACATCGGCACCGGCCATCGCGGTGAGGCAGCCCAAGCTGCCAGCGGTCCAGATCGTCATGCCAGCACCGATCATCAGCATCATCGCCGACACGCCGCAGACAATGCAGGCACCGGACCGAAGCGCCAGGCGTCGCAACAACGCCCAGCCTCGCGCCCCGTCTTTGTCGGCTCGCCACATCTCGCCGGACACACCACCGACCAGAGCCAGAACGATCACTAACCAAATCGGCATCTCTGCCAGCGCTTGCTGCTCGTTCGTCATCGCCCTACTCCATAAACGCAAAAACCCGGCGCAATGGCCGGATTTGGTATGTGGTGCCTGCCGCTCTCTGCGGTCGCACCTATCGAAGATGACTACTTTTTACAGGTCGATTCCGGTGGCAGCAACCCTACTTTAATGCCACCCGGTGAATGTCTGGGCTATGTCTAGGCAATGTCGGTGAATATCTTTATTTCGGCTTTCAGCGCCTCTGGCGCTGTCTTACCTGTCCCCCCAATCAGAATCTAAGTAGGACAGCTACAGGCGCCTAAATTCGGGGCTCTGCCCTACTGTCCTACCTTATTTAACTTTCTCTTGTGTATAGAGAGAAAACTAAAAACACGCATGCGCGCCATGGGCGCGACTACGTGCCCGCTATGCTTACGTGTGCATGAGGCGGGCAAAGGTTGGACAGTAGGACAGCCCAGCAACGGCGCGGCCTGCACTTGTCCGAGGGCACTAAATAGCAGTCGGACAAGGCCGGACAGTAGGACAGTGGTACGCAAGGTGATACCAGGGGTCACGCAGCCTTCCCCATCAACATGCCAGCAATGTGCAGGTGCGCTTCGTGCAGTCGTTGGTAATAGGTATCGCGGCTGCAGCCGCAGTGGGTGTACTTCTGCGAGAGGAAGCTTTCGTGATTGCAATAGTGCTCCCACACCACCACCGACAGCTGCGCCGGCAGATGCTTGTTCACGATCAGCTCGATATCCGCCGATTCATCCAACAGCACCCGACTGCCGCGAGTCCCACGTATCAGCTCGCCCTTGCACTCCATCAACATCGCAATCATGTTGCCGCCACCAGATCCGACAAAGTCGGGGTTCATCGGAGAATGCAGATCCTGCGCCCATAGCTTGAGCATCTCATCAATTCGCTTAATCAAAGCAAGGCTCCTCTACCAGGGGCGCCTGCAATGCAGCCGCACGCCCCCAGATTGCAGGCTTCTGATAGGCCCATTGCCGGATGCCGCTCTTTGCCAACGCCGGCATGCGCTTCTTCCGCCAACCCAGGCGATGCATGATCGCCCCGACCCGCATCTGCTCCGGCTTGCCCCAATGGCCGACGTCTAACTTGAGCGCCTGGATCAAGATCTCGTTGCCGGTAGCGGTTTCACCGATCTGCGACTCCTCCAACCAGGTCAGGATCGGACCTTCCCACTCGTCCACAACAAAGCGCTCATCCTGTGCCTCGGCGAACATCCAAGACTCGTCCTTCGTCACCCACCAGATATCGCCGGCCTCGAAGCAGAACACCGCTTCAGCCCACAGCTGGTCGCGAATCTCACGCAGCGTTTCCAGGTCGACCTTGTTGCAGAACACTGGCCAGTAACGCCGATTACCAGTGGCGTCCTTGAGGTATTCCTCTTGGTTGGTGGTGCCCACGAACACACACTGGCGTGGCACATCGTTCGTTCTGCGGCCGTAGCTTTCGCGGTAGGTATCAGTCGATGCGGAGAAGAATTGCTTGGCCTTGGTGCTTTCAGCCTTGTTGAAGCTGTCCAGCTCCCCCAGTTCGACGATCCACTTGCCGCGAATCGCCTGGAAGCTGTCCTTGTCGCCGAGGGCAAAAGGAGTATCCATGAACCACTCGCCACCTAGAATGCCCATGGCCGTGGACTTACCTTCACCCTGCCCGCCTTCAAGGATCATCACTGAGTCGGCCTTGCAGCCAGGGCGCATGACCCGAGCCACCGCCGAGATCGGCCAGCGCTTACCGACTTTGGCTGAGTACTCGTTGGCATGGACCCCAAGCACGTCCGTCAGCCAGGTTTCCAGCCGAGGGACGCGGTCCCACTCAAGCTTCTCCAGATACTCACGTACCGGGTGAAAAGAATGGTCGTGGGCAACCACGCTGACGGCCTCGATCACATGGGACGCTTTGACTCGCAGGTTGTATTGCTGCGCGAGCCACTTCATCACCCGCATGTCATCGATGTCGGCCCAGTCTCCAGCACCGCCGCCGAAGGGCGCCGACCTGAGCTTGACGATCTTGGAGCTGAACACGCTGTAACCAATGACACCTGCCCAGCGCTCGTCATTGCCCAAGATCAGCTCGACGTTTTGCATATGCGCAATCAGAGAGCCGTTTTCGGTGCGAGCCAGTTGATCCTTCCAACCACCAGCTGCAGGAGGTTTGACCACCGCCAACACCTGGCGGCGGACAGCCTCCAAACCTTCAGCAATATGCAGATCGTTAAAGTCAGTCCACTTGATTTCGCGCTCACCCGAGAAGACTGGCGCGACTACTTGGCCACCGACGATCAACGCAGCATTGTTGGCTTTTTCCTCTCCTGGGTTCCATGGATCGCCATTCGGACGCTTCGTCTTCCAGTCGTCATCTCGGCAGAGGATCAGCGGGCAACCGGGGAAACGCTCCCGCATGGCCTTGGAGACAGGTAGCAAGTTGCCCGCATCGAAGGCAATGGCGACCGTCAGCGAGGTCGCCATGTGCAGACTTGCGCCTGTGGCGTAGCCCTCACACACGAGTACTGGCTCACCCGGCTCAGGGTGCGGGCCGATCAAATGGAAAGCGCCCTCTTTCGACATGCCGTAGGGCCAGTAGGCTTTGTCGCGACCGGTGTCTTCTTGCTTTGCCGGGAAGATCACCTGCAGGCCGACGATCTGATCCCGCACGTTGCACATAGGCACCAAAAATGCGCCGGTACGTGGCGCATAACGAACCTTGAACCCAACGATCTGCTTTCGATCCAGGTAGGCGCTCTTGCCCTTTTCCGGCATGCGCTTGAACAATCCAGCTGCACGGTTGGCTGCTCGCCGTGCCGCGTTGGCCGAGACCTCAGCGGCCTTACGCTTGGCGTCTTCCTGCCGAGCACGCATGACTTCGCGCTCTTCCGGACTCATACGCCCGGCCTTTACCTTGATCTTTTGTGACTCGCCCGAGCGCCAGTCACCGAAGCTACCGAAGATCAGCGTTTCATTCTTCTCCGTGTGATGCTCGTGGACGACGTACCAGCCGTTTTTTTCCTTGCCCTTGTCCTGAGCGGTCTTGCACCTGGTGAGCTTGCCAAAGATCAGCGGCTGTTCAGGCTCAAGGCCGTAGTCTGCGAATTGATTCAAAACCTCATCGAGCATGCCGGGCCTCCCGCGCTTCAGTAATGGACTGACAGTTCAAGCATTGGGTGCAGCCCTGTTGAGCCACTCGACGCTTTTCTGGGATAGGCTCTTCGCAGTCCTCGCAGAATAAAAACGAATGCGCCGCCAATGCAGGTTTGGCGGCGTTCCGTGCAGCTAGCGCCTGATCAAGCCGCTCCTGCACCAGGTCATTAGCAAAATCTGCGATGTCAGCCATGGTCGGCACCCCGCGTGGTCTGGTTGACATAGGTGGCGCGGTTGAACATCCCCAGCAACCCTTGAATGCCGCGAAACACCTGCAGGCGAATCGCTGCCAGTTCGTGGTCCGTCACCACACCGTCGCCGATGCTTTTGGCCCATGTCTCAGCCAAATCAGCGACCTGCCGAAAATACTCAGCAATGCCGGTGGTCAAAGTCTCAGGCATGTCGTTGGTGTACGCCTCGGCCAACTCTTGCCAAGTCGTATCACCTACCAACGCGTGCACCGCATCCAGAATGCGGCGGTCCTTGGTCAGCTCTAGGATCTCGCCGAACTCCTGAATGTTCACGGAGTGGCTTGGATGCGTGGGAGATAGCTTGTGCTGCAGCGTGGTGGCATTTCTGCCGGTGGTGGCGGCAATTGCTGCGGCGCCACCGGGATAGTCCCTAGCAGCATGGTAAAGCGCTAAATCGAGCGGTAAAATTTCCCGCTGCGCTCGTTCTACACAACTCAGAGCGATTCGGCTCATGGCATTAATCCTTAAAAGTTGCCAGTGCCGCGCGACGTGCAGTGGTGATACATTTGTCGCGTGGCTTGAAGAGGCCCAAACGCCGGCGAGATCTCAGGATCGACACCGGCACCGTGCCGAGGCGAACGATCCGTCGTTCACCTCTGGCGCAACAGCTGCCTAATCTGTGGTGGAGAAGGCAGCAACACCAAGGCATCCGTGCCTTGGAAAGTGCGGTAAAGAGCGACGGTTCGCATGTGGTGTGCCCGCCTACCTTTACTGCAACCCAACATCGCTGTGGTGGTGTGTGTTGGGAGGAACTGGGCGGCCCTTGGGTCGCCTTTTTTCTAAGCCGCTTTTGATGTTTGCAGCTCTGGAGGAAAAACATCGTCAAGTGAGCAAGCGGCCCCCAACTGATTCAGCGCCGAGGTGATTGCTCTGCACTCACTGAGGCCTGGCATTCTGTGACCGGACTCGTAGTTGCTTAATCTTGTCTGGGTCCAACCAAGCAGCTCACCAAGATCCCTTTGTTTTATCTGCGCCTCCTTTCTGAGGCAGGCAATTCGGTTCATGAATCTGACTCCTTTTGACTTCGCCCACTCTAAACACGATACGTGATTTTATCAACACGATAAGTGAGAAAAAAACATTTCATTACGTGATAAAAATTCAAAATGGAAACTTTAGGCTCCCGCATCAAGCGGCTCAGAAAACAAAAGGGCTTCAGCCAGAAATTATTGGCTGAAGAGTGCGGCTGGTCATCACAGTCTCGGATAGGCAACTATGAGAGCGATCTCAGAGAGCCAAATCTCGCGGATCTGACACTGCTTGCGCCTGCGCTCGGTGTCTCCGTCGCAGAATTGATAAGTGGCACTGAGTCTCAACAGCTTTTTTCGGCACTGACCAATCAAGCTCCACACACCTTGACCCTGACACCTATAAAGGTAGGAAGCGTTGTTAGGCCAATTGGCCCTACGAAGGAAGGAGTGGTGCCCGTGGTAGGCACAGCGAAGCTAGGGATGGATGGATATTTTGAGGCGCTAGATTTCCCTGTTGGCCATGGCGATGGCTATCTCCACATCTATAGCGATGACCCTAATGCTTACGGCCTAAGAGTCATCGGCGACAGCATGCATCCTCGAATCAAAAGCGGTGAATACGTTCTCATTGAGCCCAACAGAATGTTTATCACCGGAGACGAGGTGATGGTTCAGACCCAGGATGGCCGCTCAATGATTAAAGAGTTCATTTACCTCCGAGACGGGGTGTATCGATTTGACAGCGTCAACCTGGACCATAGCCCCCTGCACCTCGAGCAAAACGAGGTATCCAAAGTCCACCTAGTGGGCGGGATTTTGAAATCATCACGGTTCGCGCACGAAAAACCCGAATAATCACACTTCGTGTTGACACGATAAACACAATGCGTGATATTCGCCTCACTCTTCCACCACAGAGCGAGGCAATACCATGCACACCACAGCAACCCTGCATGTCCATCCGACTGCTGATGAACCATTCCGCATCCTCGAAGTTCGCCGCATTGCACGCAATTGCGGCTGCACGTTCATCCCTAGTAAATCCAAGCCGCAAGCCCGTACTGCACCAGCTCCGTTCGATCCAAACGGAGGACGGGCAGCATGAGCAAGTTCAAACTCGACAACCGCACCCTGCAGCTGCTCAACGCCCAGGTCAATTTGAGCGGCACCTTCAATCACGTACTCAGATCGGCCCCCAAACGCGAGGCCGTAGCATTTCGCCTCAAGGTTGAACGCAGCACATCGGACACCCTCTTCGTCATCGAGCCGGGCAGCGAGCGCCACACGCTGACCCTGCCGAACGAAAAGAAGATGCACCTCAAGCTGGCCGACTTCATTGAGGAGATCGTAAACGGCCCGCTCGACACCACTGATGCAACCGACCTGCAGAACACTCCACACTCCAGCCGCGAATACGCACGGTTTGATATCGAGCATAAACAGCGAGTATTCGAGCTAATCCGCACCGGCGGTTCCGTGAGCCTCGACATGGGTTTCGAACTGCCTATCCATGTCGCGATCCATCGAACCCAAACACGCACCGGCGTCACCACCATCATGAGCATCGGCGTGAAACGCCCTCGCACTAAGTGTTTCACCGTGTGCGGTACCGATGTAGAGATCTACGAAAAGGTTGCCGAATCCATCAACCACCTGGCTGCCGTGGCAACTCCCGCCGCGCACGCAGCCTAAGGAGGATCCATGGATCGCACTCTCGCCCAAACCGCCAAACACCTGGGTATCACCCGCCCCAAGCTGATCAGCCTCATGCGAGAAAAGGCGCTGCTCAACTTGCAGAACCTTCCAGCCTATCCGAATCGGGATCGTGAGTATCTGGGAGTCAAAAACGGTAACTGGTATCACGAGAAGCTCGGCATGCAATACAGCCAGTCAACCCGAGTGAAGCAAGCCGGCATTCGCTGGCTCGCCGAGCAACTGGGGCTGAACCTACCAGATATCCCGGTAGATAACCGTGACGTGGCCTAGAGAGTACGCCCGCCAGATCATCGCAATGAGTACACGCGAGGAGCGCAACGCTGCACTTCTCGAAGTACCAGAGCATCTGCGGGAGCTGACTAAACGCCACTGCCTAAACGCCTGGAATCACCCATCACGGTTCAAACGCAAGGAGGCCGTGCAAGCCCATGAGTAACACCAATCAAAACCCACTCCGACTAATGCCAGCACCAGAAACAGTAACCGTTGAACTGCTCTACCGCACCTTCGGCGATGTGCTTATCCCTCTGGAAAAACTTCGCCTGCAGTACTTCCGCAATCTCAATGAACAGACATTCGCATCTGATCTGGACAACGGCCGTATCCCGCTGCCAGTGACCACGCTCAAAGACAGCCGGAAGTCCTTCAAGTACGTCCACATTCGCCACCTAGCTTCGTGGATCGACATCAGAGCCTATTCAGCCGACGAGGAGCAGGCAAAGAAACAGAAGGATTCAGCCCAGCAGGACCAGTAGCCCAATCGGCCGCCACCACCGGCCAACTAAAGCAACCAGGAGCACACCACATGACTGCAATTCAGCTTTGCGCACTGATCGTTCTGATCATACTTTTTGGCCTCACCTATTGGACAGGCTATCGCGGAGGTCTGATCGATGGCCGCATCGAAGGAATCGACGAAGGCAAAGACATTCAACAGTCTGACAACTCGGAAGAGATCCACAACCTGAAGCTTTCGCTGGACCAGGCACGTGATCACCACAAGCAACTGTACTCCCACTACGAGCGTGCGTTGGCCGCTTCAAAACTGGGAGAGGCAGCGCACCAGACTCTGCTGGATATCGCCGAAAAACTGAGGATCGCCGCCGAGACATTCAGCGCATTCCGCACCGGTAAAAAGCTTGAACGTGACACTCGCACCCTTCGCGACCAAGCGCTTGTCATGGCGGAACTTCTGGAGCCTGCCAGAGAGGACAGTCCGACCGAAAAACCCTTGGGGGCTGAAACGCAACTCTCCATGGAGGTCGCGTGAATGAGCTGGCTCTTTTCGCGGGCGCTGGTGGAGGAATACTCGGGGGCCATCTGCTGGGATGGCGCACCGTTTGCGCCGTTGAGCGTGATGCCTACGCCGCACAGATTTTGGCGCAACGACAAACCGATGGACTCCTCCCGGCTTTCCCAATTTGGTCTGACGTGTGCAGTTTTGACGGAAGACCATGGAAAGGCCTTGTTGATGTGGTTTCGGGAGGATTTCCTTGCCAGGACATCTCGGTTGCAGGCAACGGCCTGGGAATTGCGGGCTCTCGTTCCGGCTTATGGCGTCAGATGGCACGAATTATCGATGAGGTACGACCGCAAGTCATCGAGTTGGAGAACTCACCATTGCTTGTGGGAAGAGGACTTGCCGTGGTGCTCGGTGACCTTACCGAAATGGGGTATGACGCGTGGTGGGGTGTTGTTGGAGCGGCTGATTTCGGAGCACCACACCAGCGAAATCGGATTTGGGTTATTGCAGAAGACAAAGAGCAGAAGATGGCCAACCCCTGTGGCCAGCATGTCAAAGGGATCCTCACCTACCGCGCTAACCCGCAAATCGGGAGCCGACCGCTCGAACGACCGACTGGATCATGCAGTGATGGCATCGGATGGTGGTCATCTGAACCCGGAATGGGTCGAGTGGCTAATGGGGTGGCCCATCGGGTGGACAGAATTAAAGCCCTTGGCAATGGACAAGTTCCACTGGTGGCAGCGGCAGCATTCGAGCTGCTTTCAAGGACAAGTTAACAAGGAGGTAGCATGAACACTCCCGCCTGGCTTCAGACAAACCAACTCGGCATCCAACTCACAGAGGAAAGCGCGACGTGGATGAACCTGCATGCCCAGATTTCGAGCGCTTTGCTCTGCAGCGGTGCCTGCGTCGACGCGCAAAAAACAAACAGCCTCTGCTGCGCAGCAGCAGGCATTACTGCTTGTGTATGCGCCAACGCCGAGGCGCTTTTACCCCACCAAAAGCTGCGCGGGGCAGCCACACCGCATGCAACGCTGAACGCTCAGAATCGCCCGCCTGCGCAGCCTGTTGAGGGGTATACGCAGGCTCAAGTTGTCGCCAGCGCTCAGGAGGCAGTATGAACAGAGAGAACACATTCCAGCTACCAAGTGAGACGCTGACAGAGGATGAGTTGGCCGCCATTACAGGCTACAAGATCCCGTCCTGCCAACGTCAGTGGCTGCAACGCAATGCCTGGGAGCACGTGCTCACAGCCGCACAACGCCCCGTTGTAGGCCGCGTGTACGCCCGCCTGAAGCTAGCCGGGGTGAAGCCATCAGCAACCAATGCTGTGGCTGAATCCTGGTCTCTTGATCTATCCCGCGTGAGTTAACGATGCGCCAGAAGAAAGCAGCAAACCGGGATCTACCGCCACGGATGATCCGCCGTACCCGCAAGAGAAAGAACGGCAGCAGCTGGGTGGGCTACTACTACAACGGCCGGGACGCCGACGGTAACCGAGTGGAGATCCCGCTCGGTGGCGACCTCGATGAGGCCAAAGTCGAATGGGCACGTCTGGATCGTAAAGCCACACCCAAGCCTGCTCACCTGATGGGCAGGCTATTCGACGACTACGAAAAAAAGGTCATCCCTGGACTGAAGCCCGGCACCCAAAAGGACTACTTGAAAGGCCTCAAACAACTACGCAACGCGTTCGAATCAGCTCCCGTCGACGCGGTGACCTCACAAGTGATTGCCCAGTATCGTGACGCCAGGACAGCGAAGGTACGTGCCAACCGCGAAATCGCCCTCCTCTCGACCATATTCACCTTTGCCCGCGAATGGGGGCTCACTGAAAAGGCAAACCCCTGCGCCCGCCTGCGCAGAAACAAGGAGACTCCACGCGACTTCTACGCTGGCCAAATCGTTTGGGATGCGGTGTACACCGAGGCACCGCCCGAACTCAAGGACGCGATGGACCTGGCCTATCTGACCGGCCAGCGCCCCGCCGACGTGCTCAAAGCGTCGACTGCCGACCTCAACAACGGATTCCTGATGATAGGACAGGGCAAGACCGAGAAACGCCTGCGCATCCGACTACACGACGGCACAGTCGCATCAAACCTAAGCACCTTCCTCGATGCTCTGCTTGAGCGCAAAGCCATGGCCCACATCAGAAGTTCAAGTCTGATCACCAACCAAGCAGGCCTGCGAATGAGTTACGCCATGCTGAGAAATCGGTGGGATGAAGCCCGAGAAAAAGCAGCCGCGAAGGCCGCGGTCGAAGGTGATGCAACGCTTGCCGCCGCGATCCGCCAGTTCCAATTCCGCGACATCCGACCAAAAGCCGCCAGCGAGATCGATGACATTGGTCATGCCAGCCGGTTGCTTGGTCACTCGACGCAGGAGATGACAAAAAAGGTTTATCGCCGCGTAGGCGAAATCGTGCGCCCCACCAAATAACTAAGAGTCACTGTGGTCACCTTCCTGGATGAACAACTCCAAGAACTGAATTAATGCCAACATGTTTGTCCACGGGGTGTATCAATTGTATTGAAGACAGATAGCGTATCTTCAATAGAGTGGACTGTGACGGGAAGCAGCTATACGCCAAGGCTTCAAGTAGCTGCTTCTGATAAGCCTGAGCTATACCGCAATCGAATATTTAGCATTCGCAAGATAATCTGTTACGTTAGCCACGTAAGAATCCAGAAAATCGAAAACTTTTTCCATTGCAACTCTCAGTTCAGAAGGCGTGGAATCTTTGCCAACATCTGAAAAAGATTTATTGCCGTGTGCCAACCAATTTCTATTATCCTTTACTCGCTTTAGATCCCTTCCATCTGCAATTGTGTCGATACCATATTTACGACATACAGATCGAACACCTTCTGCATCTAGATTGCCAGAGACTCCAGCTATGAAGTCCTGAAACGCGGGACTGCTTTCGGTCTTGCAAAGGCAATAGACTTCATAAACCTTACTAATCAAAGAGTCGCGAGGCGTAGCAGTGATCGACTCATGATGTGATTGCCACCAAATCTCTTGGAGCTTTTCGTTTAAATCCAAAAATGACAGGCCATCATCACTAATTTTATGATAAATACTTCGTACCCCTTCCCTAACCGTTGCTTCGACCAGGTTATAAAGCACAAGATAAAATGTGGCCTTTAAAGTTGTGGCTTCGAGTGAACTTACATTGTGAGAGGCTCCGTCGTCATTCATTAGCGTTACGTTGTCGCCGCTAATGAATGCTGCCAGACCTAGATACGATTGTATTTCAAGCTTTCTTTTTTCGTACTCCTCAATAAAGTGATTCATACCGCCGCACCATTTAGAATGAAACTCTTTACAAAATCAATTCTCGCTCGCAACCTTGGTCCTGAGTTACTCCCATGAGAAGTGGTCAAAATTGAAAACTCTTTGCTAGACGTAAGCAAACTCCCATCAATTGGAGCCAAGTCTGGGTATTCCCTCAAAGCCAAATTTGATCCGATCGCCAGTGCTTCAAAACGAACTCGTGGAGTAGATGTCGCAGTTAAAGATTTCGCAAACCCTCCCTCAAAGGAACCTTCTACGAAATCAAGCATCCCCTTGAAGCCTGACCAAAGCTGCTCTTCGCTATAATCAGTAACGTTCATTTCTATCAGATATTCGTTAAGAAACCCTTTAACGCTGTGTTTGAACTCTGTGTATCTATCGCTATAAGCAAAATAACGCAACACCAGCTCTTCGCGCTCGCGTCGGGACTTTGAGCTATCTGATACAGGGCAGAGTTTATTAAACTGCTCGTCATGCGCGCATCGTTCAAGAAAGGTCGAAAACTTCCCTGAGTAAGCCCCTCGCCTAATTTCGGATGCTTTTAGCTCTTGGCTTCCTGTATTGATGCGTTCGAACATATCAAGCCGTACACTGAGGCTTACTGAGGAGGGCAGAACCACCATTCTCATTGTACGGTCTAGAAATTTGTTCTGCTGCGACGTAGGAAGATCCCTAAAGAAGAAGCCATCAAGCAGATCCAAGCGATCTAAATCTTTAAGTTGATGTTCGTTATCAATGAACTGTTTGAGAGTCTGTATTCTTTGTGCGCCATCGAGAATCTCAACAGTTCCGTCTTCACATTGAACACCAAACATAAATGGGATAGGAAGCCCCATTAATACAGACTCGATGAATTTGGTCTTCCGTGGACCTTGCCACACGAAATTTCGTTGATATTTAGGGACAAAAAGTTTTTTATCATTAAATCTTTTAACGATAACTTCAACCACATATTCTTTTGTGTCGTAAGCGATTGTGGATTGAAAGCTCGAAATTTGTTCATCTACAAGTCCGAGATTCTCTTTGTCTATTTCAACTTTAATCGTCATCATCATCGTCCTTGCGTGCTTAATACGAAGCGTTTAGATAGTGCCGGCGGAACGGCATTACCTATCATTTTCTGCAATTGAGACCTTTTTGTCGCACTGGAGTAATCAAGCCAGTCGGGTAGGCCTTGAATTCTCGCGGCTTCGTGGGGCGTAATTACTCGCTTCTCTAACGGGTGAAGAAAGCGGCCCTGCCCCATGGAGCCAAAACCACCGGTAATTGTCTGCGCTACATCATCCCACCTGAGCCTTCCATACATTGACTTATATGAGTGTTGGCCTTGATGGCACACGGGGCGCAGTTCGTTGGGAAGATCATAGGAGTCAGTAGAGTATAAAAAATCCGCACGCTCGCGATTGACGGCACTCATTTTTGAGGCGGAGTCAAACAGCTCATTACTCTCAAGCCCAACCAAGTCCCGCAGAACATCGGAAAGCACGGCTTTTTCATTGGTATAAATATTCTTGATAATTGAATCAAGATCACCATTTAAACTACCAAGTATGACATGTCGCTTTCTGCCTTGAGGAATGCCAAGCATCTTAAAATCAACAATCACCTCTTCAACCTTATACCCGTACCCGAGGAGAAGCTGTTTCGAACGGTCAACCACACTCTCTTTTGAGTGCACAACTGAAGGTACATTTTCGATGATAAAATATTTGGGAACACATAACTGTATAAATTTTATTGTTTTTAGATATAAACCATTCCTCGGATCCTCTCTCCGACTGTGGTTATTCAGATTCGAGTGCCCCTGACATGGCGGGCCCGCAAACAGAAAGTCAGTATTCCTTAAACTTTTTGCGATTTTGCGCTCAAACGGAGTCACAGCATTTGAAAAATCATCGCTTATGATCTGGGATATATCACCCTGATAATAGTCCTTCAGCTTACCTTCAAAATTTTTGCTGTAAAACTTTGAAGTTGCATCATCCATATCGCAAGCGAAACTTATTTCAAAATCCACTTCTAAATCTGTTGCTGCCTGGAGAGCTCCGATCGTCAACCCCCCCATTCCGCAAAACAAATCTACAACCTTAATTGATTTGCTTGTGCTCAAGAGAAGATGTCCACGTATTTTTGCCTCTGATATCACGAATAGCTTTCAGTTGAGTGGCACCTAAATGCTTGTCAGGTACCTGCTAGATCCACTGCGTTGATTCGGACCCGCATAGCGGAAGAAAGATGACGACGTGGATTCAAAATGTGGACATGTTAGGCACGATTCACAAATTTTGCGAGCGGAAGTGCACAACCAATAACACCTCGCCCAAGATGAACCACTCACCTCCAGGTAGTAGGCTTTTAACGAATGCTTCTTGCCGATTACAGCCAATCATCACCCGCGCCATGGGGGTACCTTCGCGCACGGATGCGGAACACCTTACAAAAATTGCGGAACACCTC